CTTGGGCATCCATTTAGAGTGCTTAACGTGCGCCGACGCAGCAATGGAGATCATATCAATCTTATATTTTTTTAGTGATTCCCAGTAGAGGGAGATAGAGACCCTGCTTAGTTCTGACCCGTAAAGGTCTGAGAGTCCGGTAAGAATTTGTAGAAACTGTGGTTTGTCATCATTAGTCATTGTGTTACCTCGTTAAATTTATACATTGGTTCATCGTTATAGGATATTTCCTTGGCTAGACCTGCCTCCTTTAAGCTTTGTAAGCTCTTTATCATTTTACTATTGGTCATATGTAAGTACGCACAAAGCTCTGGCACTGTCATTCCTGAGCCATTATCCACGAGTGCCATCAACACCGTAGCCGTATTTCTTCCATAGAAAGGACGGTACTTGTGGTATATATCCATACCCTTCTGGGTCACCTTCATCCCTCTTCCCGATAATGGAGAAGATGGTCTGCCCAATCATACGCCGTACCCGGATTACTTATCGTTCCTTGTGGACCCTTGATAAGATAGATAACCGCGAGTACATCACGCAACCCGACAGAATTAATAGGGATATCGTAAAGATACCCTTCAGACGCTGTACACGCCTCTGTATTGCTTTTCTCATAGTGATTCATCTCCTACTGTCTCCTCTTTAGTTCGCGCCTCGTGAGAGGCATTCTTACGCTTCTGGGCGTGTATTCTGTTATGACATCCCCTGCACACCCAGCGCACAGTGAGGAAGTCTTCTTTCTTATAACTGTCATGATGTCCATCTGGGTGGCAAGCCACGCCACAAAGTTCGCATGTGTCTGGTCTGGTGAGGAATCCAAATTCAATAGCAAATTGAACAGCTCTTTGGGCAGCTCTTTTTTCTGGATTCTTTCTACGCCACTCACGAACTTGTTCCCTTTTCTTTGCTTTGTTTTTTCTCCAACGCTTACGCCGGGAAATTCTAGTACACTCACCGCATTCACTTCGCCGCCCATCCTTTCGAGAGGGGTTGCAATGGAACTGAGACACTTCTTTGGTTATCTTGCACTGGTTGCAAGTCTTCGTCATCCGAGAGCCAATCCTGCGCTGCGTTAAGGGTGCGGGCAGTCTTTGGTTTTAAGGTAGATGTTTTTGGTCTGTCAAAAATCTCAAGGAATTGATCTATCTTCTGGCCAGAGCGAACGACTAATTCTAGCTGCAAGTACGTGGTCTTGGTCCTGTTCTCACCTAAATGAAAAGGAGAGATGTGTTGACCGTCAATAGCCCGACAGATTTCTTCAGCTTTATAGCCTTCATCGAGCCGAGCTTTAATCTTTTTAATGATTCCTGAATTTTTTTTCACCCCACGCATAGACAAAGGATGATATTTCTGATAATAATTTATGATATTATATATATTACTGTATGTATTAACCTCTTCCGTTTTATTTGTTTCCTCTTTGTGTTCTAAACATACTTTCTTTTTCTTTATCTTACTTTCTTTTTCTTTAATTTGTTTTTTAGCTTTCATCAGCAGGTTCATTGCCTCATTGATGAGCGCCTCTACATTGTCAATATTTTGACACATTGGTTGTTACCCCCAAGGAATCGTTATCCTTTTAGTTGCTCGATTTCGTCTCGCAGTTCTCTTAGAATGGTCTTGGCCTCTTTACGTTCTTCGGCCAGTTGTGTGCGTAATTTTCTATAGGCTTTAATCAGGAACATCATATCGCTGGCTGCATTCTTAAGGAAGTCCCCGAGTTCTTCGGAGAGTTCCACATCTTTTCCATCGACAAGTATTTGAAGCAGTGGGCGTGAATTGACTTCAATCCTCCGGAAGCTCAGCCAGAAAGCGTTCGATGAATTCATTCGATCCTCGATCGATATCAACCTTTGTTTTATTCCTTTTCTTGACACGCTTCTTAAACTTCGCTTTCCCTGAGCGGATTCGGATAAGTAAATCTTCCCTAGCTCCGGGGAGAAGTCTGTCTTCCCCCCTTCGCTGTAGAATCCAAGCCCTGCCATCCGCTGGAACTTTCTGCTCGGCAATCTTAATCGCCTCTGCAAAATCTCTAGCACTGAACTCCAGTATTGGGTCTGGCTCATCGTTGGCTTCTTCGCTTGGTTGATAGTATACTTCAAATTTCATACAGTTGAGCAATTAAAAAGGTGCATCTACCTCTTTACCTACGTTGCTCCAATCTTTTCCACCATTTACGTTCGCTCCAATATAGAAACGTACTTTTGGCCATTGATTTTCTTTATCTGGGTCACCCACAAACGCAGCCTTACCAGTGAGTCCAACGATATCACTTGTATCTTCAGGCTTGTTTGAAGGGTCTATCCCTATAGACATTAGGAAAGCCTCATAACGTGGCTTTGCAGGATCGGTAAAGAACACGCGCTCATAACACTTAAAGGTTTTTCCACTGTTGTAGATTCCTTCAAGGGTTAGATTGATCCCTTGCTTGCCTGTTGAGTAAGTTGTGGCTTCTGCTTCTACTACAGTGTAGCCATACTCTCCTTCAGGAAAGACAAATTGCTCTGAACTTACTGTTGTTGATTTGTTCTTAAATCCGTCTGGATACGTTAAATTTCCCATATTAAACCTCTTCTCTCTTGCTCATTAGCCAGTTTACTAGACTGTCTAGTTTTGTTTTACCTAGTCCACTAAAAGCTTCTGCACTAAATTGCTTCTTCTTTGGTAGTCCAAGTTTGTCTGCTACTATTTTTTTATCGTCATCTCCTACTTGCTGATAAAGCTCTACTGCTCTACCAATCAGGTCTCCAACGACATCTTTTTTTAATGCTGCGCTATAGCTGTTGTAATCAAACAACACCCTCGGTGGCATCTCATATCCTGCTCTTGATTTAACAATGCGCCCGGGCTCAGGCTCAAACATCATCCATCTCTCGCTTCCACCAGCGATGGCTTTTGTTTTTTCCCCTTCCCTGCTCACTGTTCTTACTACGCTTGTAGCGTGTGCTATTTGATCTGCCCACGCAGACAAGACAGCCCAAGACTGTCGTGGAACATCAGCACCAAAGGCAGTGTAATCACTACCTAAAGCGTTAGCTACTTTATGCTGGCCTGTGTGCGCACATAAAATTACCATCATTCCATTAGACTGTAGGGTGTCTAGCTTGTTTAAGAGCTTTTTAATTTCTTGTGCTACGGCAAAATTTCCCTTGCCGAATGAATTAAAACCCTCTTGCCCTCGCTGTGCGTTCCAGACCCCACCGAAGTCTCGCGTGCAGATATAATCCTCACACAGAGCAATAGCCTGATTGATTGTATCAATCCCTACTGTCTGCCTGTCATGATCTCCCTTGCCTAGAACGTCTACGCATTCTAGTAAATCTCCCCAACTTTTACAGACTCCCTCGTTTGGTAGTCTATAAACGTCAAGACCTTGGGCACCTGCTTCAGTGACCACCATAATGGGGTCTATTCCGCTCGCTGCAAAGGTGGTTTTACCCACACCCGGGTCACCGTATAAGAGTAACCTTGGCGGTGGGATCTCTGCTGTAACCATTTTAATGTCAAAACGGCTCATCCTTTTGCTCCTTTTCCTGTTGTAGTTCTGGGTGTAGGTCTTGTACCTGCTCTAAATGAGCAGATGTTTCGACTGTATCCACACCCGAACAAATGTTAAAATACTCACACATCCGGCCATAACTGTAGCAATTGCCTGCGTTACGCGGATAGCGATTCTGTTTTCGTGATTCCTCTACCTGAGATCCTACGAAAATCAAGTCCCTTAGTGCCTCTTCATGCTCTTGCGTAGTGGATGTAATGATCTTTCTTATATATCCCTCACTTGTGTGTGTGCGTGAAGCCATCAATCGGTCTGCGTATTCCTCGATGGTCTCCATCAGCAAGAGCTTGCGTTGGTCGAAGTCTTCTTCGCTCTCTGTTTTTCTCCGTCTGGGTCGGGGGATTTTTCCATCCTCCATCCTATACGTTGGGCCTGACGTTTGTTTCTTGATGACATCATAAAGAATCCCACAATCCTCACCTGTTACGATGCGTACAGCCTCCCGGTACAGGACAAGTTGAGTGTTCATTGCCGAGGCCAGTTTTTTAAAGTAGTCATCACTGGGATTCTTAGCTGTTTTGTGTTCAATCAGGAATTGCTTGCCGTCGCTCTTGCGTCTAGCTCTTGCATCCATTTTCCCGGCGAACTTGAGACCTCCTATCTCTACGTCAAAGCTCTCCTCTACGCCCA